TAAAAAAAGCAAGAGCAGCAGCGACCCGAAAAGCAAAAGAGGCCGCTGAAAAAATAAAAGCGGCAAAAGAAATACACGGCCATAATAAGATATGGAGTCGTCTAAGAAACCCTGATAACAAAGAAGTGTATTACCTAGAGTAATCCTAACCGTTTCATACGAACTAATATTCGGTGGTATTCTGCGTCGGTATCTGGCTGCCGTTCATTGGTTTTCCAGCAAAAATCTCGGATGATTTCTTTCAATGAATCGGTCATTTCTAGTATGAATCATCTCCAAATGGGTTGGATTCAGTGAAGTCCAGAATCGAATCTGCTTCTTGTTCAATACTTGAGTTATCGGCCCAAGCATTCACGGTTTCTACATTGGCAACAGCAGCATCAGTGGTCATTCGGTATTCATCATAACGATTATCAATTTCGGGAATGCCTGTTTCAAATCTTTCTCCGGAATATTCAAACAACTCAAAGCGAAGGTCATACGACTGTAGGTCTCCGAATTGGTAAAAGGTGTCTTCGTGTTCGTTGAACATCAATTCAAATATTTTCCCATTCAATGGAAAGTAAATAAGATCACCCTCTTTTGGTCGCACTTGTCCAGTGTAACCTCCAACCTCGGCATCAAATGTACGCATTGAAACAGTGAGAGTCATACTATCACGAATTTGGAGTCCGAACTTACTGAGAAATGATCCTTCACCTCCAAAGTTGTCAACCGTCTTAACATACATTTCTATCAAGTAAGCACTTGTATATTTTGATGTATCGTCCTCGTTGAATATTTTGTCTTCTGTGTCAAGAACGCGGGGCATATACCAGACTTCAATTCCATACATACGGATCGATTCATCGACCAGGTTCTGTATCAGTTCCTGTTCGCTGCTGTTTTGCCAATTCTCAAAGTATAGATTGCGCGCCAAAGTTATGCTCCCACCGGGTTGTCATATGTGTTACTATTTATAACAAAGTTCATTTTTACGCTTGCCACGGTTTCCAAGCTGTAGTATAATAGGTTTTACCTTTATGAAGTGGTAAGTATAATACTACTGCTACTTAGCCTTTTATAGCTTTGGTACTTATCTGAACTAAGTCTTCTGTGTAAAGTGGCTATTGGTATTCCAGTTTGATATGAAGCCATAATTAGGACTTTTAGGTTTACCCACAAACTTCATCTTAGTTCTGAAATTTGGTTTTGGTAAGACACCATAAGTTTCTAATTTAAGAAGTGCGTGTTTGCTTTTTCCACATCTTTTTGCTGCCGTTCACATAGCATTTTGACATATCATACTGAAGTTCTTTTTCGGACACTAGATTTTTCAATCTAACGAAAGTTGTATTATACATTTTCGCAGTTTCTTTCAATGAATGGCCCGCATCAAGGGTTTCTTGTATAGATTTCAAATCCAAAGGAAACTTGTCTGACATAGTTTGCTTCATAGTCTCGGTTCTTTTATTGACAAGATGTTCAGGTTGTTTTTTACCTCTGATTTTATCATAATGTGTTTCCATTTTATTTCTTACTTCAGGTCGAGCCAATGCCTCTTTAGTTTTATGGCTTATTTTTTGTGGTAATGTTTTCACATTTTCTGGATAAGAGGACCAGTGATTAGCATTAAAGTTTAGATTGTAATACCTATCTTTGTTTTTTCTCGCCAAGTTCAGCCATTTATTTTCAGACTCGTATAAATATTCGCGATTTGGTATATATTGAATAATCCTTCTTTTGAAGTCTTTTGGTCGTCTTCGATAATAATACTCCTTTGTTGTGTTGTCGGAGTATTTATATAAATCGTGCGTCAGCCGATCATATCCGTGACTGGTAATGAGAACCTGAAAATCATATCCTCTTCCAACTTCTCTATTTCAGTCTCCGCTTCCTCTTTGATCTGTTGACCATTGTACCGAAGCCCGCCAGGTAGAACCATATCAGAGAACTTACTAAGGTTGGATCCCCATTGGTATTTGATCTTAGCAGTCGCATAGTTCTGTAACCAACGATCTTTCCACACATTTGGATATTCACTTGGATCAACAACTGCCCAGACTTTAGCACATATATAGTGACCTATATCAATCTTTTCCCAGTCCATATCAATCCAGAGTTTATTGACGTGTCGGTTGTATCGTATTGGCTGCTTACCGACCAGAATCTCCTCTAGGAACTGAATGTGTTGCATCGCCATATAGAAGTTAGATAGGTTGTAGTTTGCCAAGTCATAGATTTCGTTCAAAGCAAACTGATACCGAATGTTGAATAGGCTGTTTGTTGATAGAGAATCACCAATGTCAAAAATGTCATAGATGCCAATGATGTTCTCGGGTATTGTAATGTACCCGTTGTCTTTGTCGGCCTGTGTGACTTCGTGAAGATGAAACAGGTTTTGTGATCCATCATAGTGATAGTCAAACCAAAACGATAGAGCTTCGTCCACTCGGTCGTCTACTTGATCTTGATCAACATTAATTTCAATGACAGGCTTGCCAAGTTTGCGTAGGCAATATTCTTTGAACTCATCTAAATTGGTTGGTTGCGCCATTTATGGTCTCCATTGTTTCCATTATTTATACAGTAGAGACTGTGAGGTCAACTGAACTTGAACAGCGCTACAGCCAGTGTCATAATAAACCTAGTGGGATATTTTACGCCAGTCGATTTGAGTCCGTGATTGAAGGCGCCTGCGGCCGACACTCTGTCATATCCAATATGTAACAGATAATCGTGTATTGCCGCGGCTTTTAAGTATTTGGGATTGTGTCTGTCAAACAACCAGCCCATATACCAAGGAACTGATAGGTCAAATTCAAAACCAACAGGCACAATTTCTTTGTTCGGGTTTCCCTTGAACCCTATGTGCCAGACGATTTGTTCTGTCGTTCTATATCTTGATGTGTTATTAACTCTTTCGTACATCATACTACCTTATTTATAATCCAAATGTCGGCCACCATTCCTCGTGTACAGCAATCATATCTGGTCCTTTAAAATCTTCCATAATCAGCCCGTAATCACTAAATTCTATGTGATCTTGTAGTAGTTTACCTATCTTGAATCCATATGGCTCCAAGAATTCATAACTGTCTTTTAACAACCAATTGTCTAGAATGTTTCCAAAAGAATATTCAAACTCTATGATACGAACCTTACCTTGACGAAATGTGTTTTCAAATCCTTTCATTACGCGACCTTCTGCACCTTCTGTGTCTATTTTCAGAAAGTCTATGTGGTCTATGTTGCGAGATATTACATAATCGTCACCGCGAAGACAGATCGCATTACGCTTTTCATTTGATCCTTCGCCGTTTTCCGTATCGAGGTTTGTCAATGTGGACGATAAAACAGACCAGTTTGGTTTGTACATATATGGTATCACACCCGTCTTGTCTCCAAGCGCGAAAAGGTTTGGATAGAAATTGGTATGTGTGAATTCGTTTGATAACAATTTACTGTATGCTTCGGGCACCATCTCAAATGAATGTATTTCTCCGTTTGGATAAATCTGACGAACCATACGCGACCATTCTCCAATGTTACTACCAACATCAAAGACGACTTTCAAATCAAGTTCAGAAGACAATCGTTTGAGTAACCACTCTTGACCGTGTATGCGAAATTCATTCATCGCAAATTCTGTATCGTATTTCACTGGAAGATCACCTTTTCTTTTTTCGGATACAACCCAGTACCAGATTCGAGCTTCAATTCAGGAACCTTGGAAAGATTTACCTGATACATTGTTTGCCCAATATGATCACAAATGATGGATGGATCGGCCCATACTTTGAAGCCTGATTCGCGGGCTTTCTTACAGAAGTATGTGTCTTCACTAAACGTCTCGTTATGGTTCAATGCCGGTGTGTAGTGATAGTGTGGATATTCCATACCTCGGAACACTTCACCTTTGATAAGACAGGCACCCATTCCGCAGCCCGCGACTTCGGTGATGCCTCGCTTCTCAAGTTGTTTCCAATCCATATGTTTCATACCACCATTATTATCTTCAAAAATCTCAATTGTGTGTGTACCAGGTATTCTTTGAATGTAGATTCCGCTAATAATGTCTTTGTCGAGCCAGAGCATTTTTTCAAGTGTGTCCGGTGGTAAAACTATGTCACTATCAACACTGAGAACATAGTCGTAGTTTTTACCCCATTCCGCTATCAGGTTGCGCACCTGATCTACTCTGTATCCATAGAAACATTCAAATCTCGTTTCGTATCCTTTTGGTAATTTCAGATTATAGATTGACTTGAATGTGTCGGTTTCTATGTATTTATTAGTTGGTATAGCAATCAATATTTGTTTCATTGTGTTGTCCTTAAAGTCAAGTGTTTTTTCCAGAGCTTTTGTAAGAGTTTTTTGAACATTTACACCGGCATTTTCATTCTGTTCTTCGGCGTTAATCTTATAGTCGTTCAACGGGTTCACATCATTGTACTTTACCATAATATCCTTGACAGCTTTTGGTCGATGAGCGGACTTGATAGTCTCATAGAATAGAGGATTATCGTGCCCGCTCATCATCCACTCCCCGTTCGGCTTTTTCATTTTATCCCAGTCAATGTCTTTTATGAGGCCTGAAGAAAATGTTCTTAGATGTGTATAAGGTATACCCCAGTTAAATTTTTCATTTCTGTAAGATTTATTTTTTCGTGTTTCGTCGCTATAATCCTGCGCGACCAATGGAATGTTGTCAGCAAGTGACCACATAGAACCATATGTGAAGTCGTACCCTTGATCATATAGATCATTGTAGTATTTGAAAATCGTGTTGTTATTGACAAGTGAATCGTCGCCGTCCAGTAACATAATGATTTTACCTGGTTGGTCTTGATAATCCATCAAAACTGCGTGGTGATTTGCTGCGGCGCCTCTTTGTTTAGCAGTTCTTGTTAGTATAAACTTTTTACGAGTTTCCGAAGGTAATGCAGCAATCAATCTTTCCGCAATTTCAAATGTACCATCATCGCTACAATCGTCTATGATGTGGTGTTTGTAGTTTGTATAATCTTGTTGCACTACGCTATAAATGTGATCCACGATGTAATCCCGCGCATTCCACACCGGTGATACGACTATGATTTCACGCTCGGGACTGTAACACTTATATGTCTTACGCGTTTCGTCATTCTCATATCTACGTCCAAAGATGCGATGCACTTTTTCGTTGATTCGGTCTACCTTGCGGTATTCATCGACTGGAAAATACCAACCAAACTGATTAAAGAAGTGTTGTTTCCATTGTAAAGCTACTGTGTCCCAGCCCGCGATATCTTGAACCACATCACAATAGTTGCGCTTCTGTTGAACCAAATAGGGATTGTTGTATGCTTCCGCAAATGTTTTCAAAAATACTTGCTCTTGGTGATCTTCATCAATCTCCGCATACACACTATTCTTGGTAGATGAATAATCAATTTTGAAACAAGCGAGGTCGACCGCAGTTTCTTCCAACGCACCAAAACGGTTAGTGATCAATGGTGTCTGATACAGAAGACTTTCGAGAGTTGAGATACCAAATGTTTCTGGAAACTCGGTTGGATATAACATCATATTGGATCGACCGAGTATCTTTGCGATTTCTTTTTGAGAAATAACACCCATAAAGTCGATGCCAAGTTCTTTGTTTCTTGGGTTCTCCGCCATACGACGAACCATTTTTTCTTGTTCGTCTGGTTCTCCGCCTTTGAAACGATAGAAGCCACCAATTATTTTGAGGTGTGCGTTCGGCGCAATCTGTTTGATCTTTGGCCAGTACCGTTCAACAAGGGTTGTCATACCTTTTGTGGCACTAGCATTGTAGACAAACTGGTTCCAATCCTTATTCTTGTAGTCCACATCATATCGAACCGCGCCGTTGCGTGTCTGCCAGAACTTGTGCTTGAGAACTTCGTAGTTGCGTCTTGGTCCGTGAAAGCCAGTCGTTGTAACATATGTGGACTGAAAATCAGATAGAGTGAATATACGATCCAATCCACCATTGCGCAACAATGTTTCAATATGTTCGTCGCCTTGGCAGAAGGTGTCGTGCATCCACAACACTTTGTATTTACTTGCGAGTATGGTTGATTGATATCGACTTCCGTCCAATACAGGAGTGACGCTGCGAGATAATACGCAAATATCGTATGTTGTTTTTTCAATCGGCATCGTGTGATCAATATATGTCACACCATCGGAGCCTTTACCCGGTTGACAGTCTTTATCAATACAGTTATTGTAGACGGTAACTTGAAAACCTAGTTTGGTAAGTTCTTTTGAAAGTAAAATAACAGCGCTTTCGCTACCGCCAAGCCCATGTTTTTTCAGTGTGGATCCATCATATGTTAGACCAAGGGGGTCGATAAATGCTATTTTCATTATATATCTCCATTATTTGATGTTCAGTATATTTATATCGAAATTCAAGTTAAGGCAATTGCTACGACACTCAAAGCATCTGCGCCAGCTCCATTGAAGGTCGTGCTGCCAGTTTCACCAGTTGTAATTGTGTCGTTTCCATAAACCCATTCACTGGTACCAGCATCAAATCCAAATCTTTGAGTACCGGTATCAATACTTCCTGTTAAGTTATCATAACAATTTACGGCAATTGCGGCGCTTCCTGTCGGAATTGTCACAGTTGCATTTGTGCCGCCCTCGGTATAAAATGCGCTGTCGGAAATAGGATTAGATGCGACAGTAATTACTCGCCACACTCCTATTGCTTTTTCATCATCGGTAGAAGTGACTACAATATCGGCGGTAGTTCCTGTGGTAACCTTTGCATACCAAATATCACAAGTCATAAAGCTGGTACCGTTTGTTATTGCCGCCGTGGCAGATACGCCCCCAATTGTTACCGAAGATGGACTGTTACCGCTACCGCAATGGGTAGATATAAAAACGTAACGGTTGTTACTGGGTTCGCCTATATCAATGTTGCTAAATGTGTGTGGGTTTAAAGTACCTGTCGCGGCAGACGTGGTGCGAAAATCTAATTCAAAATTCACACCAATCGCAAAAATTCCCAAATTCAACGCATTGACACTGGCCATTAGCTTACACTTCCTGATATCACACAAACTGTGCCCGATGAAAACCAAATAGAACATATACCGCGAGTAGCCAATGTGACAGACGCCTTGTTCGTGTTTGTTCCTGATATATATGCTGTCGTGATTGAACACGTAATTGTCACATCACCTGTTGTGTTATTCCATATAGTCACCACTTCGTCACCAGAAAATGTGGAGTTTGGTATTGTGATTGAGCCTCCGCTTCCTACTGTAACGCATTTTCCGTTATCGCTGGTCTGTAAAGTATATGAAGTGGTTTTCTCGCCGTTTTCTGGCACACCTAAAAATCCATCGCCCTTGGAGCCAGTGAAACCTGTCGTACCTGTGTCGCCTTGGGATCCAACGAAACCTGTCGTACCTTGATCGCCTTGGGATCCGGTGAAACCTGTCGTACCTTGGTCGCCTTGGGATCCGGTGAAACCCAAAGATCCTACGAAACCCAATGATCCTGTAAAGCCTGTTATGGCTGCTGTTTCCGCGAGCCAATATCCTTTGGTAGCGTTATATGTCCAAGTAACATCACCAACTGTGTGTGTATCGTTATTACTAGGGTTGGTTGGAAAATCTAATGCTGCCATTTTATGTCTCTTTGTCTATGATTGATTGTAATCTTTTCACTTCACATATCAGTAAAGCTATCAAAGGTATATATGAAACAGACTTAATACCATTGTTTTCTCTAATCAGTTCGGGCATTGTTTTCTCTAGTTCTTGCGCGATTAAACCGTAACTAGACTCATCTGTTTCCTTCCAATCAAATGAAACGGGGTTTAATTGACTAATGGCTTCGCGGCTGTTTGATATATGTTCTATGTTCTTTTTGAAAGAAATATCAGACAAAGAGTTGAACTCAGTTGCGTTCAATTGACCCGTACTTGGATTGAAATACAACTTTGTAGAAGAAACCTTAAATCCCTCTAATGATGTGTTAGAAGACTGATCTGTGAAAGGCAAATAGAAAGTATCATTTGTTGTAGTGTCGTCTGTTATTGATAGTTCTGTGCCTGCGCCTTGTGAGCCAGTGAAACCAATAGAGCCTGTGAATCCATTTGTACCTGCGGATCCCGTGAAGCCCAAAGAACCTGTATATCCAACAGTTGTAGGCGACGCTTCTACCCACTGTGAAGTGTCTATATCTTCATAATAGACAAAAAGTCTACCGGCCTCTGAATCCCACCACAGTTTTCCGTTGACTGGTGTAGGTGCGGTGTCTTGCGTCGGCACGAGTCCGCCTGAGCCAGTGTAACCAATTGATCCAGTGTAGCCTAAAGACCCAGTGAAGCCTGTGGTACCTTGGTCACCTGTGGTACCTTGGGGTCCTTGACTGCCGGTGAAGCCTATAGACCCAGTGTAGCCAATAACACCTTGGTCACCGGTGGTACCTTGAGGTCCTTGTGATCCGGTAAAACCAATTGAACCAGTGTATCCGATTGAACCTGTAAATCCAATAACACCTTGATCACCTGTGGTACCTTGGGATCCTTGACTGCCGGTGAAGCCTATGGACCCAGTGTATCCAATGATACCTTGGTCGCCTTGTACGCCTTTGGAACCAGTAAATCCTATTGAACCAGTGTATCCAATGA